ATGAAAGATATCAAAAATTACACCGATAAAGAATTAAAAGAAAAAATTATGCAAGATTTAGAGGATGAATTTAGGATTTTGTACAAAAAACTTTTAAAAGAGAAAGATTATCTTGCTAGGGATAATATATTAGAGCTTATGACTATTTATAATATGGGTATAAACTCTTATTCAATCGCTAAAAACCTTGAGATGAATGAAGATAAAAGTCTTATACAAGTTCCTTTGTTTGAAAGATATATTATAGGTAGAAAATTTGTGGTTAAATACAATAATGAAAAACAAAGATATGAACTAAAAAGCACCTTTTGTGAATTTTAAGGAGAAAAGATGAAATACCCTAATGTTTATGTGAAATTAGTAGGAGAAGATGGCAATGCTTTTAGTATTTTAGCAAGAGTAAGCAATGCTTTGAAAAAAGCAGGTGTAAGCAAAGAAGAAATAAGTCAATTTCAAAAAGAAGCCATGAGTAGTGATTATAATCATTTATTAAATGTGGTGCAAGATTGGGTTAATACAAATTGATTTCAAAAAGATGTCAAACAACAGCACACATTAAGCCTTGTCAAGCTAATGTTGTCTTATCAAAACAAAAGGAGATAAGATGAGTAAAGTAATAGCAGATATCAAAAAGGTTTTAGAAAGACTTTTATAAACGCTATTTGCAACCATAACAATGAACTTGTTTTAGAATATCTTAAAAATGGTATGAGTGCTACTAAAGAATGCATGGGCGAAGAACCTATGTTTTATGCAATAACTCATAATAATTTTGGAGCGATTTTACTTTTATTAAAATACGGTGCTATTTTAGATAAAGAGTATCTAGAAGAAAGCAATAAAGATTTTAGCAAAGAAGCTCTAAAGTTTTTAAGCTCTTTACTAAAATAAAAGAGAGTATTTTTACTCTCTTAGCTTTTAAAAATTCATAATCAAAAGCTCTTTACTTTCTTTTCTTTTTAAAACATTATTATTTAAAGAATACCTTACTTTTAATTCCTTAATATTAAAATCTTTATAAAGCTCTCTTATAAGCTCACAATCATTATAAGAAAGCATAAATTTACCCTTGATATTTTTAAGCAAATTACATAAAAGTTCATGTTCTTTTAGCCCAAAACCTCCTGTGTTTTTATAATAATTCTCAGTACCCACATAAGGCGGATCTAAATAAAACAAAGCTTCATTATAATCATATTCTTTTAAGATATATTCAAAGCTTTTATTTTCAATACTAGCATTTTTAAGCCTTTTTGTATATAAGCTAAAATCCCTACATAATCTCTTTGGTGTTCTTTGTTTACTCATAGCAAATTGTCCCATACTTGATCCAAAAGAAGTACTGATAAGATAAAAATAAAAAGCTGCTCTTTCTATATTGTTTCTTGGTTTAATTTCTTTGTTTTTAAGCATATGGAATATTTTTCTACTTACCAACATAGAATGAAGTATGCTTGTTAAGCTTTGAGGTTTATTTCTTATGCAAAGATGTAAATTAATAAGCTCGTCGTTAATGTCGTTGATGACTTCTATTTTTGAAGCACTTTTTTGATAAAAAACACTTAAAGCTCCTCCAAAAACTTCAATATAGCTTTTATGCTCAGGCATTAAAGCGATGATTTCTTTAGCTAAATAGTTTTTGCCACCTACCCAAGCAAATGGAGCTTTTAATTTAGTTTGCGTAGGTTTAATTAATGGGCTAGTTTTTAGAAATTTGTCTGTATTGATTTTCATACAAACTCCTTTCAAAATAAAATTTAATTAACTAGTTTTTAAAAATAAAGCTATAATGCTTTTGCTAGTTTTTAGAAAAAGGAGAGCTTATGCTTTCCTTGCTATTATTTCTTGGCAATCTTTACAATAAAATCTTTAGTATCTTTATAAATCACGCTTCTTATGCTTTGATGTAAAACATTATTATTATCTATAGGCAAAAAAGATCTTGCAGGTATATTTTTCTTTCTACTACCATATTGATGAACGAGTCCATATTTAAAACCACTTTTGCTCTGCATATTATTAAAGACTTTTACGCCACTTTTAGTAGGTTCGCTTTGCCAATTTAAATCATTACTTAAATCCCCATCTCTTTTTAAAATTCCTTTATTCTTACCATCTTTTATTTTTTGCTTTATGGTAGCTGGTTTTAAGCTTTTCCATTTTCCATTAAAAATGCTGCGCTCATTTTTAAAAGAATCTATAATGCTATTTCTTATACTCTCACCAGCACCTGCCATAATGCTTTGCCCGTGTTTATCCATATCTATTAATTTATCACAAGCTTTAAAAAAGTTTTCAATCCCTTTAATCTCTATATATTCACTCATATTTTATCCATAAATTGTAGTGTTAATTTTGTTTTGTTCTTGCTTTCTTAAAGCGTCGAATACACTTTTTTGTATAGCATTTGCAAATTCTTGCATATTAAAATTGCCATCTTTAGTCGCTATGTTAAAAGTGCCATTAACACTTACATTGATATTGCCATTATTAAAGCTTGGAGTATGGTTTATACTTTTTGCTTGTAATTCATCTTTATAAGTATTTGTGGCAAAGATTTTTTCTTTGGTTTGTTCGTTTTGGCTTATCTTAACTTCTTTATCATCCCCAAGCCCTACAAAATCAAGAGCATCTTTTATAAAGCCACTTATGGATGAAATCATATCTCCTACCCAAGAAAGCTTAGAGGCAAACCATTCAAATAAAGAACTAAAAATACTATAAAAGAAATCCCCAATGCCTTGCCAAATAGAATTTAAAAACTCAGCTAATGGAGAAGCAACACTCATAATAATATCTTTAAAACTTGCAAATACAAGAGCACATTTATCAAACACCCATTTAAAAACTTCATAAATGGGCTTCCAAATAAATTTTAATATCCCCACAAAAGGAAAGATGATATTTAAAGCATTGTTTTTAAAATAGCCAATCACACCGCTGCATTTATTAAACACGGCTTTAATGGCATTGTATATAGGTTCCCAAACAGGTCTAAGCCATTCTATAAAAGACATAAACCATGATTTAACCCTATCCCAATTTGCAATGATGAGCCCAGCCACTATTGCAATACCTCCTAAAATAAGACCAATAGGATTGCTCATCATGGCCACGCTTAATACTCTAATACCAATAGCCACAAGCTTAAAGACTTTATTAAGTCCTATTAAAACAAAAGATAAGACTTTAAGAGAAGCTGTGTAAATATTAGTTGTGATGGTTTTTACTTTTAAAGTAATATTAGATAATATACAAGAATTACGAAAAGCTAAAAGATGTATTCTTGTTTTAATCAAAGCACTTTTAAGCAAAATGGTGCAATCTTTAAGATAGTTTTTAGCAATAGCATAAGCTAAGACTGCAGGTTTGGCGAGCAAAAAAGTGGCTATAAGTCCTCCTAAAACCCCATTAAGACCAGGGACAAGTCCTGTAATATAAGTGATACTATTAACAAGATAAGAAATTCCAGCACTCACCCATGATATTGCAGGTAAAAAAACCGAACCTAAATTAATAGCTAAAGAATTAAAAGCATTTTTCATTAATATAATAGAATTTTCAGTGGTAGCAGCCCTTGTATCAAATTCCCTTTGTAAAGAGCCTTTTTTTGCTTCATCACCAGCATTTTTTAAAGCTTCTTTATAAGTGTCAAGCCCTCCAACAAGAGTTGCCATATCATCTGCAAATTCACGACCAAAAATATCAACTAAAACACCCATTTGTTCTTTTTGGTCTAGTTTTGAAATTCTTTGTAAAAACATATCTAAAGCTTTTTGAGGATCATCAAAACTGGCTTGTTTTAAAAATGCTCCACTTATACCAAGCTTTGCAAAAGCAGATTCAGTCTTAGTTCCCATATTATCAGCTGTGGCTAAAACGCGGTAAAGACTATTAATAGCTGTTCCTGCTACTTCAGGTCCCTTACCTAAAGATATAAAAGAAGAGCTTAAAGCCGCAATTTGTTCTTTAGTAAATCCTATTTGCTTTCCAGCAGCTGCAGTTCTTTTCATAACATCAATAATCTCTCTAGCCTTAGATGCACTATTATCTGAAAGATTATTAATACTATCACCTAAATCCTCCATGTCTTTTAAAGAAATGCCTAAAATATTTTTAATTTTCGCAACGCTATCTCCCACATCTTCAGCGCTCATATCAAATGCCACTTTCATTTTAGTTACAAGATTTGTAAATTCTCTTACATCTTTTGAGCCAAGTCCAATCTGTCCTCCAGCAGCAGCTATAGCTGCTAACTCATTGGCAGTAACAGGTAAAGTTTGAGACATCTTAAGGATATCAGCACTCATTTTTTTAATATCATCGCCTTCATCAAAATTCACAACCTTTCTCACATCAGCCATAGCAGATTCAAAGCTGATAGCTTCTCCTAAACCCTTACCAATAATTCCACCTCGAATAACATTACCTAAACTTAAAAGCTCATCTTGCAAACCTTTTCTTTGAGCTTTTAATTCCGCTCTTAAATTGGCATTGAGTTTAAGAGTGTTTAATTCTTTTTGCAATCCACTAATGCCGAGTTTAGTTTTTGCTGCTATTTTTTCTAAATTGCTAAAATCTTTAACTACCTTGCCAACGGCACTTGCGTTTTTAATCGCTAGTCCTAAAATAACACCAATTCCAATACTTCCAGCATTTTCCATATTCAACCCTTTTTAAGCGATTGTATTTTAAAATCTTTACTATGAAAGTTTTAAAATTTATTAACGATGATATAATTTCACATATTGCCTTATTATTAACAACGCTCATACCTGCTTTTTACATAAGCTATCAAAGTGCAAGTGATGGTTTTTTTAATACAATGGCTATTTTTATTTTTTCTTATTTTATAAGCATTATCATAACTGCTATTTTAGTGATGATTATGCCACCCATTGCTTTATTGCTTATTTTACCCACTTGGCTAATTGTAATAAGTTTAGATTTTATTCTTTTTGCTATTTTAAAAATTTATTTTTTGAAAAATAAAACAATCAAAAACTCTTAGCCTTTAAAAATTCTTTTGAAATTTCCAAAGCTTCTTCAAACTCATCTAAGCTTAAATCTAAAACTTCATTTAATCCCCAATGTAAAGTATGACTTATAAGAGCTACAGCTTCTAAGCTATAACTCCTGCTTCTACCAAAAAATCTTTAAGAGCGTCCTGTAAAGCTTTAAAGTCCTTAAGATTTAAGTCTTCAATTTCACTTTCTTGCTTATTAGTAAGTGTAGCTATCATATTAATAGTTTGCTCCATTTCTTTTTCACTTTTATTAGTAGCGTTTTTTAATACACGCACATTTGGTTCTCTCATTTTTAATTCTTCGCCATTTTCAAGTTTGATTATTTTTTCTTTCATTTTTCTTTCCTTTTTTTTAAAACAAAGCAAAGCTTATGCTATTGCTTTGCTATATAAAGCCCTAAGGCAACTTTTTTACTTTTAAACACCGATTAATTAGTGTTTAAAGGGTTAAATTACTTCTTACATCACTCATCATATCCACACCATTTATCATTAAAATAGTGTTTTTATGATCGTAGGTAATGATAGGAATGTTATTGCGGCGTTGCATATAAAAATGAACTGCCATTTTAATTTCAGCTTCTACTTCCTTTCCACTTTCATGATCACTTTCACTTATGCTTATAAACTCTCCTAAAAACTCGGCACTAATACCATAGTTTTTTCCTCCTTTATGAACGCTTTCTCTAAATAATAAAGGAGCTTTAATTTCACTAAAAGTGGTATGAAAGAAAGCCGCATAAAGCACTGGATCAACAACGGCTAATTTAAAGCTAATTTCTAAGGGTTTTAAAACACCGCTGCTATAATTTGCTCCCAAGACTCCTTTGGTTTCAATCATCTCTTGTTCTATGTCAGGCAATTTTAAATTTCTAACTACCCCAAGATAACCTTGTCCATCTATGTAAATGTTACCTTCTTGTATAACTTCACCAATCATTCTTTTCATTTTTAATCTCCTTTTAAAATTTATTAACTATCTGCACTAATAGTTTTAATCAAATCACTTGCCCACTTATCAGAGTAGATAAACTCTAAAGTGATTTGCTTAACGATTGGATTATTCATCATTTTTATATTTAGATAAAACTTACCAGCACTCACATTGGCATCTGTGTTTCTTTCTTCATCCCAGCTTACCTCATAACCAATTAAAACCTTAGCTCCTTTTAAATCTCTTAGCAATTCTTCAATGCTGATTTTTATAAAATATAATTCACTTGCTTTTTTATCAATAGCCTTAAAAGCTGCTTTTTGTCCTGCTAGGGCTATACGATCAAAAGTTCTTACACGAGCTAAATCTTGCCAAATCGTATCTTCATGGCTAGTCTCCCCACCCCAAGAGCGATAACCTTCAGCTAAAATGCAAGTTGAAATATGAGCATTTCTTAATCTTTCTGCATCACAATCAAAGCCATTGATAAACTCTATAAAATACTCTGTACCAGTAACCCCATTCATCACTCTATTTGAGTAAGAATCACTAAAGCCATATTCTTTATCCCCATCTGTATGGGCTATAAGCCCTGCAATAAATGGACTTTGTGGAACATAAGCGTATTTTCCTTGTGTGTTTAAGATTTGAACCTGTGGCCAAGTGGCAATTAATCTTTTAGAGCTAAAAGCCTCCATTGTATTAATAGCTTCGCCAACATTTGTAGCGTAAAGATCCACAATAGCTGTGATATTCATAGAACTTGCCACACTTTCAAGCTTAGCCTTTACTCCTGCTTCATGTGAGTAATAAGGAGTAATGATTAAATCAGGACTAAAGCCTGTTTTATGTTTGGCTTTTTTAAAGGCTTCTATGGCATTAACAATATTGGTTAAAGTGTTTTCACTTTCCTCGCTTTCTTCAAAAAAGCTGATAATTATGACATTAGAAACATTTTGTAGATTGATACATTCTAAAGTATCTAAAAGTCTAAAATCTTGTAAGTTATTTTCTTTGATTAAATCGTTTACAAATTCTTTTGCTTTGCTTACATTTGAAAAGGCAAAGATTGGAAAGCTATCCACGCTTTCATAACCAGCCTTTGTGTAAATCATTTCTTTACTTGCACCTTTTAAGCTAGCCGCAATACCTATAGGCGTATCACTTTGCACTTTAATAGGACTTGCTGCACCATTGCTGATATTAAAATTAACTCCATAATTTGCTGCCATTATTCACTCCTTATTTCTTTACATTTTTTTGTATTTTTTTGTTTTTTTAGGATTTAAATTAAGCTCTTTTTTCATAACAATTTGATCTTGTTTAGAAATTTCAAATAAAAAGGCATAATCTCCATAAGTATCAGAACTAGCTTCTAACTTTTCAACATTAAAATCTTCACTTTGAATTTCTTGCTCACCTATAAAAATGGATTTTTTTACTCTTACATTAGTAATTTCTGTTTGACCATAATATCCATTACCTCTAGCAAAAAGCTTATTAGGCATTGGTGTATTTTCAAGTTCTATGCTTACCTCTCTCGTTCCTGAACTAGACCATAAGCAACACTCATCAGAACCACCATTATATTTTTTAAACACATGGGCGATTTTGTGATAGGTTTCTTGATAAATACCACTTGTCTTAATCGTTCCTAAAATTTGGTTTTCTCCTGCAATAGGATTAGAATCTATAGTAAAATTGCTTCTATTAAGACCATTACCATCTTTAGTCATAGTAAATTTTGCGTTTTCATACTCATCTTGAACTTTATTTGGAGTAGCAAAACCATTTTCAAAACCAAGTCTTAAATCACTCATACAACCCCCATATTGTCCACCTGTTGTAGTATTATCAAATGTGATGATGATTTTTTCTTTAGGGGCAATATCATTGCTACCATCTCCTAGTAAATCAACCCAGCTTGTAAAATCATTATCATTAGCAATACAAATAAATAATTGCTTTTTACTTTCTAAAACCGCCCAAATTTCTCCTACTTTAGCTTGTGTATTGTAGTTAGGTGGAGTTTTTGATATTTTTATGTTTGTATTTTGGAAATTTTGATCTTTTAAAATTTCTCTAATGAGACTTTTAAGCTCCTCTTGATTAGCAAGCCCTTCTTTAAAAAGATTTAGTTTTTTATCTATAAGTTCATTAACTTTTTGAGCGTTAAGCTTATCACTAACTATAGGTTCGCTTGGCTCTTTTGAGCTTTGATTGGCATTTGGAATATAAGAAATTCCATAATCTTTCATTTTAACTCCTTTTTTATTGATTTAAATATGCACTTTATTACATGATAAAGATTGCATGAGTGATAAAATACAAAGATTTTAAACTTTGAACATCCAAGAAAAGCCATTGCCTCTTTTAATGCTAAATCAGCTATTTTATAGTCGCTCCTAGAGTTTGCTTTTTCACATAAAAAATCATGCACCACGCAAGCACTAAAATACTCGCTTTTAAATGGCGGAAACAAAGACCAAAAAAGGCGTGGGATACTTGCACCATCTGTTTTAAAGCCTTTTGGAACAATGCCTTTGTAATTTGGCAAAGAAAACTCATAATTTTCTACAACTTCAAATTTATCTTTATCGTATGGCTTTACGCATACTCTTTTTAATTCTGTTTTAGTCATTTTTATCCTCCCATGTAAATTCAAATCTTAAAAACGGCAAGTTGATAGTTTGTGCATGATAAAAAGCATTTTTGGCTTGTTTTTCATAATGATATTCCCTCAATGCCTTTGTAGTAAAAAAGATAAAGTTTTTATGATTTAAGGAATAAAGTCTAGAGTTTTCTTTTAAAAAAGAGCTTATATCATAAATTAAATATCCTTCTAATTCCAAGCTTTCATTAAGCAGTTTTTCTAAATACAAATGCTTTGTTTCAATATGCAAGGTTTTTTCTCTTTTTTCATCTCCATAAACCTTAGCCTCTCCGCCAAGCAAACTCATATAAATAAAATTGCTTAAAGTTTCTTTTGTACTGTAATCAAACACTTCTTTTTTTATTAAAAGCTTGATATTATCCTTAGAACTTATTTTAAAACTTTTATATAAAGCATCCTTTTCAAAATCAAGCAAAGCTAATTCATCATTTACGCTGATTAAAAAATTATCTTTTAAATAAAGCTTTTGCAAAATCTCATCATCATTTATAATGTTTTCTAAAGAATTTTTGCTTTCTCTAAATTCCAAGCTTAAATTAGGAATTAAAAAGCTTTTATAATTGTTTGTTTGATTTTGTCTTAAAAACTCATCCAAAGAGATTTCAGCTAAAGTCTTATCTGCTTTAAAAAACTCAGCATTATTTTTATAAATTGCCTTTTGCAAAGCACAAGTGTAAGATTTGCCAAGTTTAGTATCATTCCTTTCAATCGTGCAAGAAGCCTTACAAAGATGAAAATAATCACATTCTAGGCAATCTTTATGAAGCTTTAAAGAATTTTCTAAAATTCTTATATTGGTAATATTTCTTATTTTCAAACTCTCATAATTTTCATTAAAAATATTTCCTGCTCTTAACTCATTTAAAGCTTGGGATCTGTGACAAACATAAACATCACCATTTTTTTGAATGAGCAAATTATCGCCACAATTGGTGCAGTTAGTGCAGTATCCACCCAAAAATTCTTTAAACCAAAAATGTTCCAACGCAAAAGAATATTTTGTATCTTTTAGTTTTTCTCTTAAGTTTTTATAGAAACTAAGCATATCTTCATCGCTTGGCATTTGAAAGTCACCTTGTGCATTTGCACTTTGGTAAGTGAACATAATATAAAAATCACTTGCCATATCAAAGCCCAAACTTTCGAGTTTATAAACATCTCTTATAAACTCATCTACATTTAAATGCTCTTTTGTCATCGTGGTTGATATTTGTTTAAAATAAGGATAAGCGCTTAAAAGCTCAATCATCTTTAAAGTCTTTTCTAAAGTGCTTTTTCCACTTTTTAGCACTCTGTATTTTTCGTGAAATCTCAAAGGCAAATCAATACTAGCACTAATGCCTACTTCATATTTTTTAAAAAGTTCAAAAAATCTATCCAAAAAATACAAATTAGTTTTTAAATGTATATAATGATGTCCTTTTTTACTATCTTTGCTAAGAACTCTTATTAAAAAATGATTTTCTTTTTTATATTCATCTATTGCTTTTAAAAGCTCCTTAACATGCTCATAAGGACTAGCGCTTAGCTCGGCTCCGTGTAAAATAACTTCTGTGATAATCACTCCATCATCTTTTAATTTTTTGGCTATTTTTTTAAATTGCTCTGCCATATCTGTGGTTTTTTCTTTTCTTTCTGTTAGCTTTCCAAGATAACAATAACTACATGCAAAATTACAATATGAATTTGGCACAAAGGTTAAAATCTTTCCTATCATTAATACTCCTTTGCCTTTTTAAAAAGCTCATCTACAAACTCATCGCTTAGTTTTGTTTGTTGTTGAAAAAATAAAATGAGCTCATTTTGTCTTTCAAATTCAGTCGCGTATTCCCAGCTTATTTGAGTGGCTTTATCAGCACTTTGCATCATAATTTCTACATTTTCCAAAAGTCCTACTTCTAAAAGTGCGAGTTTGGCTTGTCTTATGCTTATTTTTCTTGGCACTCCAAATTCATCATAGTCTTTTAATTTTTCAAGCATTAAAGGATGATCGTTAATTAAATCATCCACTTCTTCTTTTAAAACGCTTTGAGCTATTTCTTTAAGACTTGGGATGTTTTCTTGGTATTTATCCACTTTAAGATTTGCTGAGATTTTTTCACTTTCATCAATCTCATCAAAAGGCTTAGTACCCCAAGTTAGATTATAGATCTCATAAATGAAAAAATCATATTTATCCTTGTCTTTTTTCTCTAAGCACTGATTTAAAGACTCTTTGCATTCATTTAAATGCTTTGCTTTATTAATGCTTTTTATATCCTCTAAACCCTGTAAAACCTCTAGCTTTTTAATTATTTTAGCTATGCTTTCTTCTAATTTTAAAAAATCTTCTTGACTCAAATTGTAAAACATTTCTTATCCTTAGTAATTATTGTTATTGGTAGAACTTGACGGAGCGTAAGAAATTGCTTGATACGCACAAGAAGCAGCATATTGATCGTTTAAATAATAAATTAAATGTTCCCCTTTAAGTTGGCGCGTCATATAATGCGGAGCAATTTCTGGAAAACCTGAGTTAGCACATTTACTTAAATAAGTACTCATATTAACTTCACTAGGAATATTGCTCAAAGAAACCAAAACCGTTTGTCTATTTTTTCTGTCATAATTTGCAGTTATGATCCTTTTTTCTACCCTTAACTCTGGAATAAAAGATTTAATCTCTTTTGTAAGTTCAGATCTTAAAGCATCCACCAATTGTTTTGCTACGCCTATGTTTTCTTTTTTATTGATTAAAGCTATTAATTCATCTCTTAATTGTGCATCTAAAGAAGCGGCGGTTCCTGTATTTTCCTTTTTATTGATGAGTTTTGTTAATTCTGTTTTTAAAGCTTTATCCAAATTAGCTGCTACACCCTTGTCTTCCTTGGTGTTAATCAAAGCTTTTAATTCTTCTTTCAAGGTTTCAATTTTGAGTTCAAGCTCAATTTTAATAGCATCCACATAATCTCTACTTGCCATAATCACACTAGGATCTAGCTTTAAGATTACTTCTTCTGCATTAGAAAGCTCCATAACTATTTTAATCATAAGTTCTTTAGCGCTGCCTTCTTTTAGGATGGGCTTGTAAGTACGCGGTAAATTTCCCACCGCAAGCAAATCTCCTACTTCATCATAAATGCCTATGGCATTGATTTCAAAACCACCAATATCACTTGGCACATAACACATTAAATTAATATAGTTTGGATTGTTTTCATCTACGCTCTTGCTATTTATGTTAGCCTCATAGACAATTTCTTCCAAGCTTTGCATTTCTTCACTGGGTAAAATAACTTTAGAGCTTAATTTAAAGCTTTTTAAATTAACCCCGTTTCCACTTGCTCTTGCGGCAATAAATTTAGCAATGCCAATTTTAGTTAGTATGGTATAGTATTCACTTTTTGCCATTAATACACTCCTTTAAAATCAATATTAGTTTTTGAAATCTCACAAATAAAAACTCCAAATGCATTTTTAGTGCTTTTAATTTCATTTTCTAAAAAAGTGGTTTGAAAAGGTAAAATCTCAATAGCTTCCCCGCTAAGCTCTGCACTTGCATTAAAGCTATCATTCTTACTTTCAATCTCTATTTCAATTGCCTCTAAAACGCTTCTAACATTTTTAAAATCTTTAATTAATCTTTCTAAAGTATTAAGCGTTCTTTCATCGAAACTAACATTAGTTGTGCTTACTTTAACCTTGAAAAAATAAGGCTTTCCACCATAATTAAACCACTCTTTAACCACTGCCGTTGGAAATACAGCACTTAAAGCTTCTTTTATAGCCCAAGTTGTGCCATTGTATCTATCTAAAAGCAAGGCTTTAGATATAAGCTTTCTAGCTTCTTTTTCTTCTAATCCATCTATGCTTACATCATAAGCATTTGCCAATACGGGCAATAATCTTTCATCACAACGCATAGCTAAATTTGTAATACTCTCTACTTTTAAATCTTCAAATCTTGCCTTTGCGCTTAAATCAATAGCTTTGCTTTGTTTTGGATGGTGGTTTAGTATTAGTGTATTCATAGCACCGCCTTTTCATAACTAAGTGAAAAGCTAAGGGTTGCAAACTCATCATCAGCTATTATTATGTTTGCTAAAGGTAAGTCTTTTAACTCTTGCTCTTCTTCATTTATGATTTTTTCTTTAATGCTTAAAATTTCGCTTTTATAAACTCCGTCCTGATGAAGACATTTGTAAATAAATCCTAGTGCTAAATCCACACTTAAATCAAAGTCCTTTTGTAAAGCATTGATCTTTTCACTTATTTCATTAGCACGGCTTAATTCTAAAAGTAAAAGTTTGGCATCTACGATAAACTCTCTTTTTTTAGCTAACTCAACGCTGACTTCATCAGTTAAAGGTCTTCGCTCATCTGCACTTAAATACTCTTTAACCACATCAACACTTATTTCATCTTCACTTTTAATGATAACTCTTACTTTTCCTGCTCCATTGTTTAAAGCTTTTATGGAAGCTACTTTTGCACTTGCGCTTAAAGCGTGATAGATATAGCCTTTTTCACTTCCTGCGGTTGAAAAGCGATGTACACTCATTACAGCCCTTTCTCTTAAGGCTTCATCACTTTCTTCACTGGCTCCACCTTTGAAAAATTCTAGTTGTTTAATCTTAGCCACAAAAGGCAGTGGGGTTTGTAAAAACTCGGTTTTACTTTCTTTGCTTTGAATAAATTCATCAAGTTCTAAAATACCTTGTGCTTTGTTTTGTCCTTTTTTGATTATTACTTCTTCTTTTAAGGTGGCAAGGTCTGCTTTTTCATTTGAAAAAATTGCACCTTTTGGGATGATGACATCATAAGTAAGCAAAGTATTTAATTCAAACTCTACTTTGGCTGTGGGCTTAACCCCTTTAAGCCTTTGTATCAAATAGCCATTAGCTACTACATTATCTAAATCACTTCCCTTTGCATAATGAAGATAAGTTGCTTTTATACTCTCATTAATTCTTGCTCTAATTATCATTTCTCTATAAGCTAAAGCTTCTAAAATGGCTTTAAAAGGGTCAGATTCTAAAAGCTCTACATTATCTTTTAAAAAGCTTTTAAAAAGTTCTTCATAGGCTTTTAAAAGCTTTTCATAATCAAGCTCTTCTATGATTTGTGGATAAGGGATATCCTTTAAAAAGCTTTGTTTAAAATAGCTATCATTTGCACTTAAAAGCTCACTCATTTGCCTAGCTCCATTGTTAAATCCCCATAATTTTCAAAAAGCAAGGTAATGCTTAATTTATTGTCTTTACACTCATTAAGTCTCACACCTTTTAGCTTTACTCTTTTTTCCCACTTTGAAATTGCTTCTGCAGTGTATCTAGTAAGCTTTATCTTAAAATCATCATCGATTTTTCTATCTATGAGTGTATAAAGTAAAGAACCATACTCTGGTCTCATTACTCTTGAGCCTAAAGGAGTGATTAAAATGTCTTTGATACTTTCTTCGATGCTTACCATGTAATTCATTTTAAACCTTTGTAAAATTCAAAAATGTTTTCTAGCATTTGCGAAAATCCTAAAAACATAAAAGCTATAAAAAAGCCTATAAAAATGCTTTTAATAAAAAAGTTTAGGTTTAAAAAAGCATAAAATGCCCCCATGCAAAAGAGCATAAAAAAGACTAATGAAAATAAAAGCAAAAATAATTCTTTCATAGTTTTTCCTATCTTGGCGAAGCTGTGGCACCACAAGTACAAGAATGGGTATGATTTGTTAAATCACCTTTGCTATCGCTTATATTTCCGCTAACTTGTAAATTGCCTATTAAGTTTAAATTTCCTTTTATGCTAAAAGTACCACTTGCCCCACCTTCGCCACTTGTAGAAATTGCTCCTGCAATTTGAGTATTACCATTTAAATTAATACTTGGAGCATTAAGCGTTATGGTATTAGCGTTTGTAGTATGATTTTTAGTATTTAAGGTGTTGTTTTGGTTATGGGTGGTTTTATCTACACAAGCGATATTTATATTTTTAACCACATCAAGTTTTAAAGTGCTACTCTTAGAGTTGTATTCTAAATGCGTTCCATCTTCAAAATCTATATTAAAAGTATTTTCATCTGTGTTTTTTGCTCTATGTTTTTCTTGGTAAAGACCACGCAAAATAACTCCACTATTTAAATCCCCACGCACAGGTATGACTAATACTTGCTCTCCTATTCTTAAAGGAGAAAAGCTCACTGCATAAGAATTAGCTAGACTTTGAAAAACACTTAAAAAATCCGTTACCATATCTCCAATAGCAACCTTAGCTTTACCTTCTTTAATGTCGCAAATGATGCCAAGTTCGTTCATTATAGTTTTTCCATTTTTTTATTAATTAACTTTTCTACAAGTTGCTCAATTTTAAGCAATGCATCTGTCCCCATATAAGCTGCAAAACCACCCACTGCAACGCTAAGCTTTATGCCAAAATTAAGATAATTTACAATTTCAAAAACTAGATATGCCACAAACATAGAGCCTAGCATACCTTTTAAAAAGAGTGTAAATTTACCTTTTAAATTAAGAGCTTTGCTTAATTTATTTTTTGTTACAATTCCTACAAGTCCAGCTATAAAGCTTACTATCATTAAAACCATATATACAAATATATCTTCTAATTTCATTGCTAGTTCCTTGTAAAAATTTCAAATAAATATAATAAAGCTAATGCAAAAGTTGAAAACAAAAGAGCTATAAGAAGATCTTTTGCAATGCTTTTTTGATTTATCATTTTATTATTTTCTTTCATCTTTCTCTCCTGTGCAAAGTTTGGCTATATTTTCAACTTCTAAGTAATATTTAGAGATTTCTTTAGCACTTTCTAAGTCTTTTTTGTCTAAAGGCTTTAAAGGAAGTTTTAAAGGGCATTTAATAGGAACTTTAACTTCTTTGATTTCAGTTTTAATCAAAATATCTTTAGAAGCACAAGCGCTTAAAAAAACAAAAGGTATAATTAATAGGAAAATTCTCATTTTATCATTCACTTTTTTGCTCCTAAAATATTAAATAATTCTTTATAAGCTTTAAGTTCACTCTCACAGCTTTTATCTTTAATAAAAACCTTATCCACTTTTAAAATTTCTTTTAAAGTCTCTTTGGGCTTTAAATCAAGTTTTAATTTATCAATAGCTTTATTTTGCTGGGCTAATTTATCTTTAAAAACATTGATTTCATTGCTAAAATGCAAAGCTTTAAGTTTTAGATTTTCATTTTCTAAAGCTAAAGCATTGTTTTTTAAATATAAAAAACCACAAAGAGCAATTAGAACAAAAAAAGCTATTTTTGAAGGACTTAAAAACCTTGATAAAATAAAACTAAACACAATCTTTTCCTTATGGATAAGTCCATCTTGCTTTTTTGCCTCTAGTGTCTAAATGTACAAACCCAGCATAAGGATCATTAAAATTATGCTTTATGGCAATTCCCAAGCTCCTTTCGCCATAGGTGTTTAAAACATATTGATGAACTTCTTCTGTTTTAACTCCTTTAACCACAAAGTCTGCTGCACTTCCTATAGTGTGTTGGCTTTTAGGGGCTCCGCCTACTTTAGCATTATGTTCTTTACATCTATAACCACTATTTATAATTATAGGAGCGTTATAATACTCTCTGATTTCACAAAGAATGTCTATAAGCTCATCACTTGGTACATTTTGAGGCAATTCGCATTTGCCGCATTTACATTTAAATTCGCTTTCTTTAAAATAAGGGTTATTTTTCATTTTCACTCCTTTAAATGTCGTAAGTTTAGTTAAAAAGCTGACCCAAAAACTAGAAAAATTTTGTGCTAAAACTCTTTGAAAAAATAATTTGCTTGATTAAAAAAAGAACTCATTTTAAAATTGCCGCTAATTTTTAAAGGATGAAAAATGCTTAAAAGTTTTGAAAATGAGCTTTTAGAACTATTAAAAGATTTTAAAGTAAGAATGTATTTAGGCGAGTTTGAAGACACCCAAAACATAGCAAGTTGTATTAATAATTTAGATGCTTCGCTTTTGCTTGATTTTGAAGGAGAAAGTTATAAAGATTTAGAAAATAAAGTGGGAACTTGGAAACTTTATATTTTAACCCATACAAAATCAAAAGCTCCTAAACACAGAATTGATGCTAAGCATAAATTATTTGATGCAATAGAAGCTGTTGATAAAGTGCTTTTAAATGCAGAACCTAGCAATGGTTTTAGAATAGAGCTTAAAGATCTTAAAAAGGTTTACGAAGGAATAAGCGATCATGGCTATTTAAGCATTTATGCAAGAACTTTGCAAAGTAGCTTTTTACCAAAAGATGATTTTTTAAGGATTTAAAATGCTTTTTATCAATAAAGAAAATTTAGTCGAAGTTAGCAATGATAAGCCCATAAAAGTGGCAATTAAGGGTGAGTGGAAAGGGCATAATAATGGCAGGTTTAAGGTTGATGATAAAGATTTAAACTCAATGATTGATAATTTTAATCAAAAAAAGATTGATTTGGTTATTGACTATGAGCATCAAAGCTTAAAAAATGAAAAAGCACCCGCTGCAGGTTGGATTAAAGAGCTTTATTTAGAAAATGATGCATTGATGGCTAAGGCTGAGTTTAACGAAGAGGCTAAAAAATATATAGCAAATAAGCAATACCGCTATTTATCCCCTGTGTTTGAATTTAATTCAAAAGACAATAAAAGTGGAGAACTAGTAAGAGCTAAGCTTCACTCAGTCGCACTAACTAATACGCCATTTATTGATGAGCTAGGAGAACTTATTGCTAACAAAAATAATATTCATCAAAACAAAGGAGAGAAAATGGATGAAAAAATCAAAGAGCTAGAATCTCAGATTATAGCTTTAAAAAATGAAAACAGTTCACTGACTTCACAAAATGAAGCTTTAAAAAAGCAAAACGAAGAAAGCGTTAAAAACTTAGCAAGCTCTTTAGTTGATAATGCTTTAAATAGCGGAAAAATTGCTAATTCCCAAAAAGAATGGGCGCTAATGTATGCTTGTAAGGATTTAGAAGGCTTTAAAAGCTTTTTAGATACCAAGAATGATCAAGTGCAAGTTCCAAAAAATAATGTTTTTGCAAATAAAAACACAGCAAAAACTAATGAGTTTGATGTTGTGAAAATGATGTTAGGGGATTAAAAATGGCTAAAGCTAAAAAAGAAACCCAAAACCTAGAAAATGAAGACTTGGAAACTGGAGACTTACCTAAAGCTTTGTCTTTAGAAGATGAGAACCTAGCTAATGAAGAAGCTGTGAGTGAAAATGAAACCGCTAAGGAATTTATAAATGAAGAAGGAGAAGAAATGCCATCAAAGGTCACATCAAAAAGCTTAAGCAATGATCCTTTAATTGCTATGCCAAAAAGCCTTGAAAGTTTTATCAATAAAGATTTGTTTTCAATTAATGCGAAAATAGATCTTGAAACTAATGAAAGCTTAGCTCTTGGAACGCTTTTAATCAGCGAAGATTTTGGAGAAAGCTTTAAAAAATGTCCAAATGAAGATATTAGTGCAAAAGAAAATGTTAAATTAGCAATGCTTAAAGATCACGCTCTTAGTTCTGGAGTTTATGGGGTTTTATTAGCAGGAGAAATCAATTTAAAAGGCGTTCATGTAAGTGCGGTTAAAAAGGCTTTTATGCAAAATTTAATTATTAATACTAAGGAGTAAAAATGGATTTAGAGCAACTTTTGGAACTTTTTTCAAGTACAAAAATAACTGAAGTTATTAATCAAACCAAAGCTTCACCTCGCTTTGTAAGTGATACTTTTTTTAAGGATAAAATCCCAAGTTTAGAGAGTACCGTAAGGGTTGAAATTATAAAAGGTGCTGGAATTGTTTTAAATAGCATTTCAGATAATGGGGAACATTCTTTAGAAAATACTAAAGACGCTTATATTTTAAATATACCTTTACCACGCTTTGCATTAGCAAAAAGAATCAGTGCGAGTGAGATTAATTCTTTAAGGTCTTTAGCATTGCAAGAAGCTCAGGCTAAAAGCTTAAGTGGAGCTCTTGGGGTTTTGGTTAAAGAAATGAAAGAAAGCTTTAACACTACGCTTGAATATATGGCAAATGGTGCTTTATTTGGCAAGATTTTAGATGGCAAAGGAAATGTGCTTTTTGATTTTGGAAGTGCAAGTAAGAAAGCTGTTAGTGTTAAAAAAGATGGGAGTGTGACTTTAGCCAGCATTTGTGATGCGATTGATTCAGCAATTATTGATGAATTTGGAACAAGTGCTGATTATGAAGTACTTTGTGGAAATGAACTTTTTGCGGCTATTTCTAACTTGGCATTAAGCGAAGATCTTTATAAAAATCATCTTGCAAGTAGGGATGAGAAAGATAAGTCCTTAATTTTATATGGCACCAAATATCGCCGTTATAGTGCAAAATATAAAAATACAAATGGAAAAAGCGTTGAATTTTTAAAAGGCACTGAGGGTATGGTTGTGCCAAAGGATAATTCTAATCGCATTTATTATACAAGAGCAAATCATACTGATGCTTTAGGAAAAGCACCAAGTTTAATGTTTGTTTCTAAGCCTGAAATTTTACCTCGTGGGGCTGGAATTGAAATTGTAGGCGAAATGAGAGCCATGCCAGTTTGCACCAGACCAAATGGACTTATTAAGCTTGTTTTAGAGTAAAACGCACAATTTTAGCTTTAAAGGCAAAAAATGCTTTTAAAGCTAAAAGATATTAGAAAAAGATTTTAAACGATTTTAACCATATTTTAACCACATTAAAAAAAGGTTTTTAAAATGAATTATCAAGACACTTTAGAAGAAGAACTTATCACAGGAACTAAAACACATCTTTTTATGATAGATGAAAAAGATCTGATAAAAGAATTAAGCGTTCATGCCATAGCAGAGCTTAGCGATTTAAACGCTGATGGTGTTTGTGATAAAGAAGTGATTGATGATGCCATTAGTGATGCTCAAAGTTATATTGCAAGTTTTATAAAGATACCTAAAAACCCAACTCCGCTTTTAAAAGATATTTGTGTAAAGCTTACAATCATGGAATTAAAACGCCGCAATGATTTTCCAAAAGAAAGCTTGGAAGAAATTAAAGAATGGGCTAATGATTTGCTTTTAAAAATGGCAAATAAAAAAATTCCAACTGAAATTGATGAAGATAACTTTATCCCACAAAATAAAGTTAGAGCGTTTAAGATTAAAAGAAAAAGAATGGATTTAAGGAGAATAAATGGCTAATAATGAATTAAAAGATTTAGCAAAAGAGCTTTATATTGCAGGTTTTGATATATTTAAAATTGCAAAAATTTTAAACCGCAATGAAAAAACGATTAGAAATTACAAAGCTAAAGATGGCGATTGGGATAAGCAAAAAGCTAATCTTTTAACTTCAAAAATCAAAGATAAAGAAAGTGCTTCATTATATGAAAGCTTTACTGAGCAAATGTTTTGTGCTATTGAAAATATCAACGCTGATGAAAAAATGAATGCAGAAAAGAAGACTGAAGCCATTGCAAGGATAGGTGATAGCTTTTCAAAAATGAGAAAGGTTGCAAGATTAGAAGATCCAAGTAGCTATCGTTTAAATGTTGCTAAAAAAGTGGTTGAAATTATCATAAGTCATTTAAAAAATGATAAAGATTGTGTGGCAAAACTTGTATCACTTTTGGAAAGCGGAGTGATAGAAAAAGAAATTTTAGCAATGGATATTTAATGCTTTTCTCCAAAGAAGAATTAGATGAGTTTTTAATCTCAAACGAACAAAAGCACGAAAACACTCCAAATGAGCTAAAAGGTGCTATGCAAAGAAAAGACTTTTTAGAATGGATGGATGAGCTAAAAAATGAATTAAAAACTCAATTTTTGCATGAAAGCCATTTAGATCCTACTTTAAAAGAAGAAAGAATTAAAAGAGCGAGTGTGGATTTTGATTATTTTGCAAGAACTTATTTTCCACATTATTTTACCATTAAAGGAGAATGCGGCTTACATTTGCACTTAAATGAAGTTTTTACAAAAATCGCACTTAAAAAAGAAAGCAAAGGTGAAAAACACGCCATAGCTGCACCAAGAGCTCATGGTAAATCCACCTACACTTCACAACTCTTTCCTTTGTGGTGCTTAGTGTTTAATTATAAAAGCTTTATAGTAGAGATTTCAGATGCGGTAGAACTTATGGAAGGAATGCTTGAAGCTATTAAAGCAGAGCTTGAAGATAATCCGCATTTAAAGCTTGATTTTCCCGAAGTAGTAGGAATTGGTAAGACTTGGCGCGTAGGAGAGTTTGTAAGTAATAATGGCGTAAAGATTAAAGCTTTCGGTAGTGGAAAAAGACTGCGCGGGGTTAGATATGGGGTTAAAAGACCTGATTTGGTTATTTTAGATGATTTAGAAAACGACACCAATGTCAGGAGTAAAGATCAAAGGGATAAATTAGAAGATTGGGTAGATGAAGCGGTTTTAAACTTAGGGAGTGCAGATGGAAGTTTAGATGTGCTTTATATTGGAACCATTTTACATAATGATAGCGTGTTATCTAGAAAATTAAAGCTTGGTTTTTGGAATCCTAAAGTATTTCGCTCTATTGAAGAATTTCCACAAAGGCTTGATTTATGGGATGAGTATGCCACGCTTTATAGAAATACTGATTTTAATACCGCTCATCAATTTTATTTAAAAAATAAAGTTTTAATGGATAAAGGGGCTAAGGTTCTTTGGAAAGAAGCCAAAAGCTTAGAAGATTTAATGAAGTTAAGGGCTGAAAATCTAAAAGCTTTTAATAAAGAGCAACTCAATAATCCAAGAAGTGAAAATCAAATTTTTAGCCTTGATGGCATTAATTTTTATGATGATTTACCCGCCATTAATCAGTATTATATGTATATTGACCCAGCAGGAGAAAAAGCAAAAAGTGACTTTACTGCGATTACCATTATTGGCAAAGGTGCAAAGGGTTTTTATGTAGCAGAAAGCATCGTAAAAATCTTAAAAGCACAAAGCATTATAAAAACCATTTTTAATCTTCAAAAGATTTATAAATGTCGCTTGATTGAAATTGAAACTAATGGCGGTCAATTTTTCTTAAAAAAATGGTTACAAGAAAAAAGCTTAGAAAGTGGAGTTTTTTTGCCTTTGCGTGGTAAAAATAATAGCGTTAGCAAGTTTGAACGCATTGAGAATTTAAGCCTTGCTTTTGAAAAT